AAGTAAACCTTATATTTTTCGTTCATTGGCTTTAATGCTTCTAGTATATCTTCAGCACTTCTAAAGTTGTACTTTCCGAATGAATTATACTTGCTTTTTTTGGCTTTAAATTCAAACTGAATCTTTGATAGTTTTTCGCCTAATTGCATTGGTGTAGGCTCATTGTATTGCATAATTAATTTTTCCATTGTTATTGTTTTTTAAGTGTGTAATTAAATTGATTCATAAATTGGTAATAGTGATTCATTCCGTTAGATACTATTTCTGCATCTATAACTTCGATGTTGTTTAATAGCCTTTCATTCTCATCCATTAGCCTTGTGTTCTCGGCTCTTAATGCTTCGTTTGATTGGCTCAAATAGTTTACCAATTCTTTAGTGCTCCAGCTTTCGTTAATTCTGCTCATTTTGTTTGTTTTTAGTGATTAAATATTGATTAAAGTTCTGATGATAAAATAGGCTGCTATAATTAAACCTATTTTGATTTGTGTTTTTGCTTTCATTTTAATGTTTTAGTGATTAATAAAGTCCAAAGATATAAACAAATTTTTAATAACCAAATAAAAAGTGAATTATTTTTAAAAAAAAATCCTCGGCATTTCTGCGGAGGATCTTTCGGGTTCACTAAAACCATTTAAAAACACAATATTTATGATAAGCAAATATAGTAATTAATTATATATTCCTATTTCATTATTAAATTTATTTCTAAAATAAATTCTTTCTTTAATTGTGAATTTTCGGTCTTGTAATTTTAACCATTTGATTATTCCACGTGATATAGTTATTTTTTCTTTCATTTCATCTATACTTAATTTAAGCACTTTATAGATACTTTTTAAGCTGATAACATAATCTTTATAATCAATACCATAAACGTCGCTTAAACCGTTTAAATAATTCATTTGGTCACCACTTAAATATTGATTGGCATAAACACTTTGTGCGTGTATATTATCTAAATGAAACCTTAATGATGGGTTGCTTCCTACTGAATAGAAATGTCCAGCATCAAATTTGTTATTTAATGGCTTTAAAGTAGATATACATTGCGTATCCTTATCGATTAATCTAACTATCGTATTAACTTCCTTTTGTAATTCTTTAGCGTAATCAGAAAGCGTTTTAAGTTTATCCTTTAAAATAGCCTTTTCTGCTCGCCATTCTTTTTGCTCTTTCTCTTTCTGTTTGTTTTTTGCAAGTTGAATAGCACATTTATAATTGCAGGTTTGTTGGTTGAACCTTTCTAGTACAAATTTTTGACTGCAAACTTTACATTTCTTCAACTTGATTTCTTTCATTACATTTTATCGTTAAATTCGTGTCTTACAACTGTATCTATTTTTTTAGTCATATTGTGAAAATAAGTGCTCTTTTGAACGGTGTAGGTATTTGCTACGTCATTATTTAAAGCTTCGCATAATCCAATTAAATCGGCTTTAAACTTTACCATTTTAGCTGATGTTGGTTTAAGTTCATCAAGGCTTTCTAATAGTAGCTGACTAATGCAGTATAGTTTGTGTATTTCGGTGTTTTTCTTTTTGCTCATTGTGTTTTTAATGTTATTTTTTTAGTACAATATTTTTCTGCATCTTCTTTTTTTATTAAAAAACCATTACTTGTATTGGTAATTACTTCTTTATGTCTTTTACTTTCGTGCATTAATATTAAATGTTTTTTTGAAAAAATAAATATTTCTTCATAATTTCCTATAATATAAAGCCAAGTATTATCATTTCTATATATTCCAGAACTTATGTAATTTATATTATTTTCATTTGACTTTTCAGAAATTTCAATATATATATTACCAGTATTTTTATATTTGTCATCAAACTTTATTTCAAAACCTTGTTTATTTTCACCTTTAGAATATTGGTATTTAATTGAACTATAACTACTCAATGAAATACCTATTTCTTTAATTAAAATATCAGTTACAAAATCTTGAAATTCCAAGCCTTTTTGTAGCATATTTTTATAATTTTCTGTCATAACTATATTTCATTACCCCATCCATACCATTTTTCCTTTTTAATGTTTCTGCAAAACATTTCTAACTTATTACCATAATTATAAATATCATCAATTATATTTAAAAATTCAATAGGCTTTTCGCTATGGTTATTATTTCTTTCAATAGCTTGAACACTATCATATAATTTTTTATTGTCTGGTGTGCAACTTCCTTTTGTAGCTATCAATAAAAATTCGTGTCTTACTGAATTGTAATGTCCCATATTATGCTTTATTTTATCCCAAACAAATGAAGTTTTATATTTAAAACCCCAACTTTTAATAACTGTAAAAGCATCTTCTAACAAAGGTGATGTTACCCATAAAAATAAAACACTATTTTTTTCGCTTATTTCATTAACTGGCAAATTACAAATTTGTGAAACACTCATAGTATCATAATGCTTAGCAGCCCCTCCAAGTTGTGGCGTATCTTGTTTATCGTTATAACTCCAAGCTGGGTCAGCATATATTACTCTAAATTTATTTAAAGTATTAAAAATATCTATTTTAAACTCGTTGTTAGTTACCGTTTCAATTCTTTGCTCATACTCTTTTTTCTTTTCAATATGAATTTCTTTCTTTTCTTCTTTCTTTATTTCTTGTATTATAATTTCAATAGGTTTACTTTCTACTTTTAAAACTTCAATAACTTTCGCTCTTGTTTCTGCATCTTGTTTTATCAATGCATCGCCATAGCTTTTAGGTGCATCGCTTGCTTTTAATACTTCGGCTTCTTGTTCTGTTATTTCATTACCACGTTTTACTGAACGTTCAATAGTTCTTTCGCTTTGGCTTGTAATGTTTGCTGTTGTTTTAGTAAATGAAGGTGTTTGTAAACCGACATTTTGTCGTTTTACTTCATTTCTTTCTGCTGTATTTCCTTTTGCAGTATCAGGATACAATTCTAAATAAATAATTTTACGCCTTGCTATTTGCTTATCCGCATCCGTCCAATGCAATTCATTACGCACTAAATTTTCATCAATTTCAGCAAGTTCAGCAAGTAAATTATTCAAGTCTAAAACAGTTACTTCTATTTCATCTTTACCAAGTAATTTAAACGCTTCTAAACGGTGATTTCCTGCAATAAGAACATTATTAGTATTAACTGTAATTGGGTTTATTAAACCAAGTTGTTTAATACTTTCAGCAAGTTCTTTTACCTTTTCTAAATTTACTTTTCTACGATTATCATTTAAGATAATTTCACTAATTTTTTGTATCATATTTTTTAAATAAAAAGCCTTTTAACGCTTTCGGGGTGCATCCCTACTAACGCTAAAAGGCTATTAATGTTTTTTAGTTATTTGAATTATGCACAATTCTTTTACAAATATATAAATTAATTTAATATACTAACTATTTATTTAATTAATTATTTAATTATATACTACTTTGAAGATTATAGCTGGTGAGTAAACAGAAGAAGCCTAAGGGAATAACTGATTTCTCGTTAATCCAGAAATGTTAATTTTTCAAACATTCCTTTTCTTCTGTTTTAAATTCTACTTAGTTAGACCGTCGCAGTTTCGTTTACAGTTGCACCATTAGAAGCCCATTTTAGTGCTTTAGAAGTAAGCTAAATTGTTGTATTTCTCCTCTTAAATACTTACTTCGATTTGTTTAGGTAACAAAAAACCCTAACAAGGGGCGTAATCTTGATAGGGTGTGATTTTGTAATTGGTCAAACCTAAATCAATAGGTACGCCCAATTGATGGGTCAAATATATAAACTATTTTTTAATTATAAATACTTTTTTTAATTTATTTTTAAAAATAATTACAAACGCATTTAAAGGCTGTTTAACAAACGATAAAATATAAACTATATCAATATACCAAATATACATTATCTTACCTTAAAACAACTAAAAAGGCTATTTGCTTAACTTGTGTGCAAACATTTTAATAATAGTAGTAGGTTTTATAAACCTGCAAATAAATCTTAATATTCTACCCGCATTAGTTGTTGCTTCGCTTCTTGAATATTCTGTTGCTGCTGAATCTAACAACTCCTGCACTGGTTCTGGTATCTTATCTAAGTTTGGCATATCTATATATTTATTTATAAGTTTCATAAGTTGTTCGTCCGTTTACTTTTTTTGCTTTTAATACTTGCTTTCTGTTTTTACCTTTCACATATGAAACGTGAATCCAGCTGCAGTCAAATTCATTTATTAGCTGATCAAATTCTAAATTCTTTCTAATATAATCAAATACTTCTTTGTTGGTTGGTTTGCCTTTTGAATCCATATCAATATCCATTGCCTGGCCTGAACAATGCTGACTTGTAATACTGCCTTTTATGGCTTGATTTAAGTTTAAACCTCTATATACACTTGTTACGTGTATTGGTGCCTTAAAATGCTCTCTAATTGGCTCAAATACCTTTTCAGCTAATAACTTCATATTATCAATTACTGATTGGTTAGGGTTGTTGTTTACTATTCCTAATTTATCCGCAGTCGCTGATCTTGTACATTCTTCTAATGTTAAATGTTTACTTATTTGCATCTTCTTTTTTTGTTAAAAGTTTATAAATCATTATTCCTGTGTATATTATTGACATAGTCAAAAGCAATAATTTCATTGTGCTTTCAATACTTGTAAATGATAGTCCGAATATCGTTCCATTTACCGCTAATACTTCTAAATTCTTACTTGTCATTTTTATTCTTGTTTAAATATTCATTCATTTTTTCTATATTTTTTGCTTTAACCTTGTAGGTTAGTTGTTTCGGTTCTTTTGGTTTTTCCTTTTCCATCTTATAATACCCATCCTATCGGGTTTGGTTTAGTATCTGGATACATATCGCTGTTACTATTTGTCCAATATTCTGGAAACATAGCACTCGCATTTATAGCCATATAATCAACAAATCTTTTAGCGTAAAAATCAGCAAAGGTTCTGTGCTTTTGGACTAAAATATCTAGTTCCTCTTTTGAAACATTTTCGCTGTTATCTGTACGGTGTTTAAATACGCCACCGTTTCTAACTTGATAGTTTGCGAAGGGAAGGTAATCCACCATTGCGAAATGTATAAGGGCGGGTTGTACAAAATCAACTACTAAATTAAGATAGTTACCTGTTAGTGTATTAGTATCTATTTTAGTTGTGATAGCATCGTATAATTTAGTACCTAAATAGTTCTGCAAATGCATCTGCTGCGAAATTTTGATGAACTGAATAAAAGAATCTATATCAACATTTCCGTTAATTATAGTATTTGCTTTTAGGTCTTTTGGTGTGATAAATAGTGTTGTCATAATTACATATCGTGCGGAGCAATGTACGCTTTAGGGTTATTAGTTGGTGCTATCTCTCCTGCTCTTCTTACATCCGCTGGTGTTGATGGTTGTGCTGCTGTATTTTTACCGCTTCCAATTTTTCTATACATTTCACGAACCCAGAAATGTTTGCAAGTTCCGAATGGAAAAGCATCGCTTAACTTGCCACCACCTTTCCAAAGAAATATATCATAAGGTTGGTCTGGGTTTGGGTTCATACCAAATCCTGGGTTTACATTGTTTTGGCTCATTGCTTCTATATCTTCTTTTCGGTAAAGTTTATTAGCAGCCATCATTTTTTTACAAAACTGTCTTTCTGGTGATGCATTACCACCGTATCTATATCGTGTAATATATAATTTTGTGTCTTGTCCTGAAACGCTTTTAGTTCTTGCAGTTCCAGTTGATACCTCGGCTAAAAAAGTAGCGTTTAAATTTTCTGTTTGTGCATCTAATTCTGTTTCTGTTTCGTAGTTTACAGGTTCAGCACTTACTAATTCCCACTCGTTTAAATCTATATCTTCACCGTATTGTGAAAGGTCAATAGTATGTTCGCTTAAACTTGCTGTTGGCTGTGTAGGTTCTACTTCAACAGTTAATTCGTTATCACTGTCCAAAGGTTGTAGATTTTTAAAATAAAGATTTAAACTAATATCATTAAAAGCTAAAATTTTATTGAAGTCTTTTATTAGTAAATTCTGAAATGGTTTTATAACTGTATTTTGCATCAAAATAGTTGCAGTTTGCAATTCGTCTGCATTATTACCGAAACCAGTATTATCTTTAATGCCTAAAAGCATCGGGCTTATAACTCTATGTCCAATCATAATTTTTCTCATTGCTTCATCTGCAATGAATTGATATTGATTGTGCGCGTCTGATAACTGAATTGGGTTTATAGTAGCCCCATAGTTATTATTATCGTTAAAAGATAGGATGAACCGACCTGCGTTAGAACTCCCGCCAAACTTGTTTTGTATATTTCGTTCAATATCCCTCTGCTCGTCTTCGGTCGGTGTCCCATTATTGAAATTTATTAGACAGCTCGGACTCATACCATTAAGTATGTTGTTTAGGTGAAAATTCGACACTTCCTCCTCGATCTCACAGTATTGTAAACAGCCCTGAAAATCAACGGGGCTATAAAAGTAAAAGCCTGTTTTATATGGTTTGATGTATAGTATTTCTTCGCCACCATTACCAAAGCCAAAAGCAGGTATTTCTAAAGGTTTGTTCTGGCGATTTACTTTTGTCCAGTCTTCAGCATAAAAATAATTTTCTACTTCGCCATCTTCATTACATTTACCGCTTCTTAAAGTTTCAATAGGAAAGTGATTGCACTCAACTATTCGTGTTTTATCTATTGAATAAACAACCTGTACAGCGCATTGTCCCATCGCTTTCAAATCATAACACAATCTTTCAGTTGTATCGTCATCAAACAATAACATCGCTTGGGCATAATCTTCTGGCTTTAAAAGTTTATCACTAGCATCAATACCTTTTCCGTATATCATTTGACTGATACCGTTTACAATTGCGTTGTTTGTAGGTGATCCATTAATCCTATCTTGTAAGTAGCCAAAATAGTTGTTATCTTCACCGTAATTAATCCAGTCTTGGTTT